CGCCGCAATCAAGCCAACTATTGACCAGGGTGGGCAGCTAATCCAATGCTCCACAGTCAATAAAAAGAGGGCCGGAACACTGTTCAAGGAGATTCACCGGCGCGCCCCAGGAAATGGGTTCAAAAACATTTTCAACGGGTGGAAATCCAGACCAGACCGGGATCAGGCATGGTACGACCGGGTGCAGAAAGAAGCCCCCGTTACCGACGGTATGTCTCCTGAACTCTATATGGAGCAGGAACACCCCGAAACAGCAGATGAGGCACTCAGGCCGTCAAGGGTGATGGCAGCATTTGATGTTGATGCCATCGAATCAATGCAACTCGACACCAAACTGCCAATCGAAACACGAAACGGCGTGGCGAATATCTACCAGAAACACGTAGTCGGCAAACGGTACGCCGCAGGCAGCGACACAGCACACGGAACTGGCGCAGATTATTCCGTTACTGCTATTATTGATGTCGAAACCGGATACGTTGTTGCCGATATCTACTCGAATACGATTGCCCCAGAACATTTTGCGATGGAATCTGTCAATCTTTTAGAAGATTACAAGAATCCAATTTGGGCTATCGAAGATAACGATTGGGGCGAGTTGACTCTGAAAAAAGCAGAATCACTCAAGTATCCTCGTATATATGAACGAAGAAACGCTCAGGGCAAGCCGTCTGGGAAGTTCGGGTGGCGCACAGATGCCCGAACAAGAACGGTTCTCTGGGGTGAATTGATTGAAGCTGTTCGTGACAGACTGATTATTGTTCCAAGTAAGCCAGGGCTGAATCAGTTTTCCTCAGTAATCAGAAACCCTGATAAAGATGGACGAATTGAGGGCATAGTTGGAACTCACGACGATTACCCAATGGCTGTCGGATTAGCATGGCAAATGCGTAAAGAAGCCTACAATCAAGCCAAGAAAATCAATGTAATTACGAGAGAAGAACGATTGCGCCGTATGGGGAATAACAGGTAATGGTTTCCAAAAAAGACCAACGCTCTATTGAGCGTATTCTCAATAAGGTTGACCGCAAAGAGCAGGTCTTTGAAAAGCGAACAGCTTTCATGGATAGCGATTACGACTGGGGCTGGAAAAACACCCCGTTCGTGCCTATTGCCACAGAAGGCATTCAGCAAAAAGATGCCATAACTACCAACTTCGCAAAGGTGCTGGCGCGCAAAGTCTCTAACGGTGTGGGCTACGCAGAACGAATCGTCCGTGTTATAGACGATGCTGACAACGAGGAATTCAGAGACAAGAACAACGCATACGAACGCTGGTGTGTCGGGATTCTTGAAATAGCAGATGAACGGCTGCAATCAAGCGGCATGAACTCCAGCGTGCAGGGCGAAAATGCGTGGAACGCTGTTGTTCGTGGAGGGTGGATCGGCACCAGAGCAGTCCTGATAAAAGACGCTCAAGGCGAAACAATACCTGACATTGTTCCTATTGATCCGCGTAACTTGGTTTTTGAAAAAGGCCGTGGTGAGCCTTTATGGGCAGCAATCGTTACTCAAAGGTCACGGCAAGATATTCGCGATGAATATCCTAAATTTGTGTTTGACCTCGAAGACTCACCTCAAAGCTACGCAGATGACGAAGATGAGCTAGCCCGTGTGGTTGATTACTACTGGACACAAGATGGCAAGCGCATGAACTGCGTTATTGTCGATAACAAGTACGCAAAGAAGCCAACGGATACGTTCGCTGTAAACTTCCCGGTTGTTATACGTCTGATCGGCAATAACCCCGGCGTAATGAATTACAGCCTTAAGGACACGATTGACGGAACTCGTGAAATTCCAGGCATTGAAGACGTTGGAGACAGTATCTTTGCTGCACTTCGCCACGTAATACCACAGGTAAACCGTTTAGCGTCTTACCGAATGGCACTTACATCAAAGGCTGTTCAGGGAACGCTAATCATAAGTTCTCGTGACGGGACTAAAGAACTAGACCAAGACGCTTTCAAGTCCGGGTCTGAAGTAGGGCTATCAACTGATAACAATGAAGACATTGCGCTTCTTCCACTATCTCAACTGACGGCAGATGCAGGTCAACTAGAAGGGGAATTGAGGCTTGATGAATCCAATGCCGGTCTTTCTGACCCTGCTTTAGGAAGACTTACATCCCCTGTTTCTGGTGCGGCACTTCAAATCCTTAGTCAGGCTGATACTGAAGTGGTTGCCCCTTACCTTAAAGCTGTAGAGTCTTTGATCGCAGGTATTCTGGATAACTTAGGCAAACAGTATGAAACAGGCCACTATAAGGACATTCAGGTTCGTGGTAAAACCCACACTGACCAGCCCTTTAACAAGGTAATTGCCCCTGATGACATAAAAGGGCATAACCTCTTATCTGTAGAACTCAGGCAGTCACAGCCACAGGACGATTTCGCTTTGTGGCAGGCTGCTCAGGTGGCCTCTCAAGTTGATCCTTCAACTGGCACGGCACTTGTATCCAAGCAATACGCAGCCACTAAGATTGCCAAGGTTCAGGACTACGACCTTGAGAAACGCCGTATGTCTGGTGCGCGAACTCGTGCATCAAGCAGGAAGTACGAATTGCTTACTCAGTGGCATTCAGCAAGACTTTCTGGCGAGCCTGAAGAAGTTATCCAACTTCTCGAACAAGATATCCAGAGAGAGATTGACCGTGAGGAAATGGAGGCTCTTGCGTTAGAGTTCCAGTTCCAACAGGCAGTCAATATCGACCCGGCAGCGGCAATGTCTGGTCAACAGACACCGCAGCCACAGCAACCACAAGGGGTTAATGGAGCAGGGTTACAAGATACGGCAGACCTTGCTACAGTAAGTGCAGACCCTAGATTATTAGCGCAAGCCGGTACGCAGGGTGTGAGTGCTGCTCCCTCTCCTGACGCTGGATATAACACAACCGCCCCTAGAAATGCTGCGGAAGCAGCGGGCTTAGAACCGAACCCAGAGGCTAGAGGTATTTAATGACTGTTTACACATATTTTCATCCAGAGATAGGGATAGTCTTTATTAAGGCTAATTCGCGAGCCGAAGCTGACGCTGCTGGAAGATATGGGCTTGGTAGCAATCTAAGTTACCGAGATAGCGGAGCTACTTCTCTTTCTGGTAAAGCTGCTCCTGGCTCACGCCTGTATACGGTCAAGGATGGACAATTATTTAATTCCGGAACATCAACCGGCAGTGATACTCCGGAGATGACCAATTTCTTTAGCGCAAGCGGTGATTACGAAAATCCTTTCACTACTGACGGTGGAGGCGATGCTGGTGGCAACGGTATCAGCAACCTAAGTGATGACACCGGAAGCGCAACTGAAGCATTTAGTTTCCGTCCTGCATTTGAACAAGGACTAAGGCGGGCAGGGATTGACGTTAGAGGAGGAGGTGGAGTTAGAGGCGCACTTGCTAATCGGGCTTTTGACCCACTGTTGGCAAGGGCAACAATGCACGCAGCTTTTAACCCTCTTGGGGGTGACTATGACCCAGAGGCAACTCAAGAAAGCCTCATGGGAGGGCTGACATTCCAAAATTATCTAAAAGATCAAGCCGCAGCAAATTCATTGTATGGAACGGGTGGATCGCAAGCTGCTCGTGGATTATTTGAACAAGCACGAAATCTTTCCGGTGATCCAGTAGCCGCACTGGCTGCTCTGGGCGAAGGTGGAGGAATATCTGGTCAGTTCTTAAAGCCTGCAACTATTGCTCAAGGCGCACCTTTAGCTAACGTAGCAAGAGAAGCGGGGCGGCAAAGATTTGGTTCATTTGCAAGGTTCTTGCCAAGCGCACAAGATTTAACCCAGACCTATTTGTCTTATGCCCCAGAGACACAAGGCCCTCAACAACAGTCATTTGCAGATTTCCTGAATCAGAGGATATTTGGGTAGATGGTTCAACCGATAAACATCTTTGACATGCTGTCGGATACCGCCGAAGGTCGGCGTGTTGGGTTTCAGACGTTTCTTAACCAGTTTGCCCAGCGACCACAGCAACGTCAGATAACTTCGTTCAATCGTCCCTATTTTTCCAACTTGCAAAATCAGGCTGAGAACGAGTTTTTTGGAAGTCAAGGTCGCCGTATACAACAAGGCCAAAGCCCTCAGTCATTCACAGATTTCCTGAACGACAATTTCAACCTTGGCAGGCGTGCCAGACGTGCGCCGACACAGCAAATGGGCACAGGCGTTTCTCGCTTCGCATCCCCGGCTCGCTTCTTATTCAACCAGTAGGAGGATTGAATGGCACAGCCTCCTTTTTCTGGGAACGACTTCTTTGACCAGATCGACAGTGTTGCTCGTAATCTAACGGGGAACGCTTTTCGGCTTAAGCGTGACGATCCCGACGCTCCCCAGAAGTTCACTGAGTTTGTAGCCCAGAGCGAGCAAGAGTTCAATGCGACCCAGCCAATCCCGCAAGCAGCACAGCCTACACAGACCTTTCAGGACTTCGAGCGGGGTGGATTTGTGTCGCCAGAAGTGGCAGAAGCGCGACTCCAAGACCCAGATTGGGTAGCATCTCAAGCACAGCCTACATTTGCGGGTGGTGAGCCATTACCCAGTCTGTTCGACCAGAC